AAATAATAAGCAACTCCGCCTATAACTATTGTTACTTTGTGCGTACTTGCTACAGCTACTGCTGCTGCAACTAAATTGCTAATTGTTCTTGGTCCGCCACCAAAATAATAATTATTTGCATTAAAATATAATGCACTTAAAGCATCTGAATTATTATAAGAGGAAATATATGATACACCATAACCAGTATGTAATTGTAATCCTTTAGTTGGAATACTTACAGGAGTTGAACCGCTTGTTGCTCTTATACTAATACCTGAACTTGCAGAACCATCTCCAATATTTAAATTAGAATAAGCAGTTGATGTTCCGATATTAACATTTCCATTTAACCTTGCAGTACCATTTACATCTAACTTGTAGCCCGAATCTGTGGTTGTGCCAATTAAAACATTAGCACCATTTGGATTTAATATTAAATTTTTATATCCAATTCCTTGTCGAACAGGTTGTATAGTAGCATAATCACCTGTATAATCATAACCAATTATTAATTGTCTATTTGTATCAGTTAAAGTTTTAATTGTTAATTGTTCTGGTGAATCACTTATTAAATTTAAAGTTGCTGCCGTTACCGAAGAAGAAAAAGTTGCTGCACCATCTCCCTTAACTGTAAATAAAGTAGAATTAAATGCTTGGTTGTAAATTCCTAAAGCTAAATCACTTGCGTTTGTTCCTGCGTTAACTACTAATCCGTATGAATTACCAGTAGAAGCTGAACCAGTAATATGTGTTGTCCATTCTCCTGCTACACCTTGTGCAGTTAATGTTTCGCCTGTTGAGCCACTAAATATTCCTCTTGTAGCCGTTACCGAAGAAGCAAAAGTTGCAGTCCTATCAATATTAATAACAAGTGCATCAACTGGCGAAGCACCATTATTTGATACCTTAAATTTATAGCCGTGATATTGATTAAAAACCATTTTATCTCCAAATGGTGCTTCAATAGTTCCAAAATCATTAGTTACTGGTGCATTTCCAAATCCAAGCATCGGAATATCTCCAGGAATGTAACCACCCGAAGCACCTGCTATTTGTATGTTTCTTGTTTGAACACTACTTAAAAAAGTTGCTGCACCTGTTGCTGCTATTCTAAATCTTTCGGTTTGACTGAAAGTCCCACCATTTGTTAATCCACTATTATTATAAAATACAATTGCACCACCTGCTAATTCAATACTTGAAGCAGTTGTAGCAGTTGCAGTATAAACTCCAGCAGAATTATAGTAATTATTTGAAGCTATTGTTGTTGAGCCTCCTAATTGATAAATAAAACCAGTATCAGCAGATAAATCGTTATTTAATTTAATATTGTAATTATCCCCACCACCAAAATAAGAATAGTTAGTTAGGAATCTTGTTGCGGTTGCATTACCACTAAAACTTGCACTTGTACCATTTAAAGCACCTGTTAAAGTTCCACCTGCTAAAGGTAAGTAATTAGCTAAATCAGCAGTAGAAGCCTTGTTATTAAAAGTTGTCCAATCTGCACTACTTAAAGCACCTCTATTTGTTGCCGAAGCCGTTGGTAAGTTAAAAGTATGCGTAGAAGTAGCAGAAGAAATACCAAAGTCAGTTCCACTTGTTCCTACTGCAAAAGTTTGCGTTAAAGCAGTTAATCCGTTTAAAGAAGTTATTCCTGTGTCCGTATCTGCGTAGTTAGGTACATTTAGAACACCTGTTGTAGAGTTGTAAGTTGCTGCACCCGAAGTACCTGTGGTAGTTAATGAAATAGCACCTCTTGCTCTTGCATCTGTAAAATAAAGATTTGTACCTTCAGTTACTTGTGTTGTTGTGTAGTCTCCCGAAGTAGCTACAACCGCACCTGTTCGACCAAATACCGAAGTAACTGCATCTGTATTATCATCAGTCCAAGAAGCGGTAACACTACCACCATCTTGTTGGTTTAAAGTTAAAGTTTTAGTTGTTGTTCCTGTAACCGCAGCACTTACAATAGAATCATTATAAGCCGTATCCCAAGTTGTTTGTGAAGCCGTTGTAGGTATCCCGTAACCTGAAGTAGTTGATAAAACACCTGTTGTAGAATTATAATCTAATCCTGTTACGCTTTCGCTAAAAGCTGACCTTGAACGAGCATCAGTAAAATAAAGATTAGAACCTTCAGAAATAGCACTTGTAGTACCACCAATTTTAGTCCATAATCCTGTCGAAGTTACATATTGTAAAATATCTCCGTTAGATGGATTTTGAGCAGCCACATTATGCAACTCATCCATTTCAAAGCCGTTTTGAATGTTAACCTCTATCTGTCCTAAAGTAGGATGTGAACGAGTAACGATACCCACATAAACTAAATGATTAGGAGCGTATTGTTTAACATCAGTAAAAGTACCAGCAACCGTAGAAGATAAATATAATTGCCCACCTTCAGCATAAGCCGAAGTGTCAATACCTACTAAATCCCCAATAATAACCACAAAGCCGTTAGCGTTATTAGCAATATTTTCTTGAACAAAACCAAAGGTTTGAGCAGAAGTTTCATCTCCTGTCGCTATTGCTTTAGTTACCGTTGGTTTGTTTCCTGTTGCACCACTAATATAAACAATCGTTCCTTTAGTTAAAGTTGCACCTGTATTGTTTCTTATTTCTCTTATTAAAGTTCCGTTAACCCAAGTAGCAGTAATTGTACCAGCATCTTGTTGAGATAAGGTTAAAGTATTTGTACCACTACCTGTAACGGCAGCACTTACGATTGAATCGTTAAAAGCCGTATTCCAATTAGCAGAATTATCAGTTAAATAAGAAATAGTACCTGCCGTAGATTTAACGATTCCTGTACCACTTAAAGTAGCTTGGAAATCAGCAGAAGATAAACCATCTAATAAATCAGCGTTTAAGTTAGTTACTTTCGTAGTCGAAGCAACCGAAAAAGGAGCAGTACCAGTAGCAACCGAAGATGCTAATTGAGAAGTAAAGGTCTTAATCCCAGCGATAGTTTGCGCTCCAGTCAATAAAACTGAATTCCCTTGTGTGTAACTCTGAAGAATTGCCGCAGTTACCTTTTTAGTAACACCGTTATCCACAATTGGTAGCACATCCGCATCTTGTACCGTTAATAATGGATTTAATTCTGATATTTTAACATTAGCCATATTATTTCTTCTTTATTTTGCCCTTAAACTCTTTTGTAACGCCATCTTTGATTAATTCGGTAAAGTAGCCAACCTTGATAAATTCTTTCATCTTATCGCTTAAAACAAGGTCGTAGTAGTTACCTTTATAATACTTTCTACCGTTGTGCGATATATTGACTGTGCATTTATACATAATACAAAGTTACTAATATTTTTAGCAATTTTCATATTTCCACACAAATCCCTTTCCCTGTGGATACTTACCTTTGCATACATCAATAATCATAGAATCAGAAATACCAACTTTCCTGGCAGCTTCTTTTATCCCAAAATATTTAGCTATAAAATTACCTTGTAAATCGTATTGTAATACAGGCTTTGACTTTTTGGCTTTAGTTTCATCAGAAACGATTACTCCTAATTTAGACTTTCTTATGTTTTCGCAGTGTTCTAATGTTCTAATTCTTTTTTTAGCAGATTCAGACATTTTTTTCTTTGTTTCCTCTGAATGTGTTTTACCTAACATAGTAGGCATCACTTCTTTATTTCTATTTGCTATACTTAAATTTAATCGGTGTTCAGGTGTCATATTCCTTTTATAATGCACCATTTTAGCAATAGTTTCAGCACTCATTTTACCCGACTTATCATTTGTTTTAGTGTATCGTAGGTTTAAACCATTTTCAACACAATCAAATAATTCTTGGTAGTATCTTTCTTTAGTGTTTAAGTCTTCTATTGAACATTCTAAAACGATTTCAAATAAATGATTTTCTACTCCATATTTAATAAAAGAACGGTTAAGTCTTATTTGACCTTTAGATGAATTTAAGTTACTCTTATACCTGGCTAATCTTCTTTCTAAATTAATAGACTGCCCTATATAAATATTGTTACTTGGAGATGTGATTTTGTAGATACCAATCATATAACAAATATAACAAAAAAAGGGTAGATACATTTAAGTACCTACCCGATTTTGCTTTAACTAATTAATAGTTAGTAAGTTATGCGTTACCTAAATCTGCGTAAATTGCAGCTGTAGGTAGCATAAGGTTCACTGCCTCATAACATTCTATGCGGGCAGTTACTAAATTTTGCACAAAATTTGTACCATTCTCGTAAGAGAAAGTAACATTTAAGCCTTCAACTTCAACTCTTTCTAAGTAATCTCTATCAAAGATTAATACTTTGTCATCAGTTACCCAAGATGCCTCGAATACTGGAGTACCAAAGATAGTCAAACCACCTGCACCGTTAAGAATAACCGCACCTGCACCTGCATAGTAACCTTTGTTGTAAGTAGAGATAATCAATCTTGCCATTTGAGCAGGAGAAACTAATGCGTAAGAAGCATTAAAGTTAGCACTCTTTTGGTTAGCGATTAATTGGATAATTTCTTCAACATCATCAGTAGCAGTTACGGTTGTTGAACCAGTAGCAGCACCACTTACAGTTGAGAAGAAAGAAGCGTTTTCAGCCTTGAAGAAATCTCTGATTAACATACGAGTCAAAGTTTGCTCGATAAATGGTAAAGATTTCATCATTTGCTTTGAGAAAGTTGCGTAACCAGCGATATAAGCGTTTACAGTCTTAACTTCTGTTAAGTCGTAATCGATTTGACCTTTAGCTGCACCTTCAGTTTGAGCTGCAATAGCACCTTCTGAACCACTCTCTTTGTAAGTAACAAAAGTACCAGTCGCTGACTGTACAGTTGGAACTAAATCTCTAAAGTTTAACTTTTGAGAAGGTAAAATTGCTTGTTGTGGATTGTAAGTAGCTACTGAATCTCCTGTTAAGTTAGAAGACAATAACATATTACCAACCGCTTTCAAGTTCATAGTGAATGAACCACCTGAAGACTTCAATTCTTTTTCAGCGATAGCCATATTAGAATCTAAGTTTTCAGCGATTTGCTGACCTACTGATTTAGTAGCCATAGCTTTAGCAGCACTCTTACGAGATACTTCTTCTGCTTGACGATCCATTTCGTCTTTTACTGCTTTGATTTCAGATTTAACTGCATCAATACTTTTTTCTACCATAGTAGATACTTCATTTTTTACGCTGATTAAAGCGTTTGCATTTGCATCAAACTTTGCGTTGATGTCATTTGCTAAGTTTTTAATTTCTTCCATTTTGTTAAAGATTTAAAAGTTGTCTAAATTGTTTTATTTCGTCTATCTTATTTTCCTCTTTCGGCTCTTGTACTGGTGTAGTGGTTTTAACCGGCTCTTCAGTTTTCGCAAGTGAAACAAGTTTTAATAATTCAAATTCTATAAGACCAAATGTTTCATCAGTATAACTACCATTCTTGATAGCTTTTACTAAAGTTTTAATTCTGTCTTCTCTTTCTTCTACCGACTTAAAGCCTGTAAAAGGTGTATTAGGGTTTGCCCCAAAAGTTACTGCTGAACCTTCCCAAAGTTTTACTTCGTAGATTTGCTCAACTTCTTCTTCCATATCCATAGTTGTTTCAACAGACTTAATTACTTGATAACCAATAGAATGCTGAGTAATTACTCCATCTCTATAAAGTTTTAAAGCATCTTGTCCCCAAGTTGTGTCAGTCATTTTAGCTTCAAAGTATAAACCAAAGTTATCTTCTCTTAAAACCATTAACTTACCTAAAGGCTTTGTTGTTTCGTGTTGCCATAAGTAAGCAATTTCAGGCTTTGATGATTGTGGACCTCTCTCTGCGATAGTCTTAGTAAATGCACCTGGCATAATTACATCTCCGTCTAAATCAATTGAATTGAATTGTGAGAAATAACCTGTTACTATTCCTGTTGCTACATCTAAGTCTTTAATAGTAGCGTCGTAATTTTTAAAACTTATATTTTTCATAAGCGATTATTTAAAGGTGTTTAAAAAAGAGTGGATAGTTACCTACCCACCCTAAAACCAAACACCAAACTATGTAATACAAAGATACTAACTTTTTTAGCAATTAAGAATAAATTAAATTACCATCTTCATCTTTTCTTGGTACTATAATTAAAGAGCATTTACAATTTATATTATTTTCTGCGCCACCAATCGGATCACCTGGATATTGCATCGGTATTCCGGCAACATCAAAAGGAATCATTAAAGGCTTCTTAGTTTTGTTTAATGCTAAGTGTGAATTTCTTGGCTCTTTAGGGTGATCGTGAATCCAAACCTTATTAACTTGGAAAGGTAGCATTTGCGCCTGCTCAATCATTACTCTATTTAAAAGCATTACACTTTCTGTTCGTGAAATCATTCTTGCCCGCGATTGATTCATTTGTACTTCGTTAATTAATCTTCTTTCAAACTCTTCTACACTTTCGTTATTATCAAAAGCCGCTTGGAATGCTTCGTTGATTCTTTTTATTGAAGTGTCGTTGATTAATTTACTGTGTTCAATTCCTATTGAAGCATAATAAGCGCTTAATTGCCTTTGCATATTAGGGTCATTTGAATTTAACCCCGCATTATAAGTAGTATTTGCCCAACTTATAAAAGAATCGCTTTGCTTCCACCAAGCAAACTCGTAAAACTCTCTTATTGATTCGTCAATAGGTTGAGAATTATAAAGTAAAGCTTGTAAAGCATAAGTGAAGCCAATTGAATTGCTTTCTTTAAGAGAATTTAATAAAGGTTGAATACTTTGATCCAAAGCCTTTTTAAATCTTCTATATCCCCATAATTCAATATAAGCCCTTAGTTCTTCGTTTTTTTCTTGTTCTGTCATACTCCAGGTGTCATACCTATTTCGTCCATATAAGTTAAATTAGTAGGGACTAATATTCTGTCCATATCCGCCTCATTCAATCTATCGTAGTTCATAGCGTCCCTTTTCTCGTTTGGAGTAATCCACCAAGACTCTTTCATTTGAGTAACGATTTTCTCCATATCCTTTTGCATTTCAGGGAATGCCTGAGCGTCGTAGTCGATATAATACTCCACACCGTCCTTAATTGAATAATAAAGCGCTACTTCGTTGAACATAGCTTTTACTAAGTTTAAAATAGGAATAACAGTATTTGTAACTAAACCTTTGTAAGCTAACTCTTTATTGTTGTATGAACTTGAATCAGTAGCGAATAAAATAGGATCTACACCAAAAACTCTGCATAAAGTATCTCTATCCGCTCCAATTGATTTAATTATCTCTAAATCCGCCGGACTCATTCCAATTTGCTTGTAATCTATAATCCCGTTTGTTGCTACTATTCTCTTATAGTTTTCAGCTCCTGTTAATTTAGTGTCTATCTGTTGGTTAATCTTGCTTATTTGTTCACCATCAAGCATAGCGTCTTTATCACCTGAAAAAAGTAAACCTGCTACGCCACCGTTAATAAACGCTTTTGCTTTTGCTCTCGTTCCTTCGTTAGAACTTGAAACAGTTTCCCACGCCGCCATAAGTGGACTCATTCCATACAATTGATTACCACTGACATTATAGTCAGGATTAAAGAATTTAATATGGTTTACTTCGTCCCTGTTGAATTCGATTTCTTGATTTCCTATTTGTAACTTATACCCACTGATTGGCTCAAATGTGCCACTTCCTATAATTTGCGTAAATTGTGAAGGTAAAGGATATAATTTAGTTGGTACCCCTTTATTTCGTCCAACCTCAGGCATAAACTTGTAAGCGTAAGCGTTACCGGTGATTTCTAAGAATGACACCATAGCTTCGATAAACTCCTGCTGTGATTGCATTTCATTAGGTCTTGCAATTAACCTGTTTAATTCTGTACCCTCTACTTCGTCAAGTCCTTTCTTTAATAGATTGAATTTGTTATTCTTTGTTCTGTTGAATGTTTTTTTATTACTTACTACATAAACATAAAAAGGAACAGAAGCCGCTTTCTTAGCGATCATATTAATGATAGAAAATACATCAGGGTTTCCTTGATAGCCGTTTGCTACATAAGCGCGCGGATTATTAGGTATATTAAAAAATATACCGTTAAAGTAAGAAAATAAAGATTGATTGTATTTATTACCAGGGTCGGACTTCATCGGCAATATTGCAGCCTTAATGCGTTGTATTAGATTCATATACTTATATTTTTACAAATTTACTATTATTCTACTACAAAATCAAAAGGCTTCAATTCAAAATACATTCGCATCATTAAAGCGTCCGATATATCCGGCGATCGTCCTAAATGCTCCTTTACTTTTTCCTTTGGTAATAGTGCCAAGAAAAGATGAAGATGGTAATTTAATTTATTCATAATTGCTAAAAAAGTTAGTATCTTTGTATATCATAGTTTGGTGTTTTGGTTTTAGGGTGGGTAGGTAACTACTCACTCTTTTTTAAACACTATAAAATTAATCGCTTATGAAAAATATAAGTTTCAAAAATTACGACGCTACTATTAAAGACCTTGATGTAGCAACAGGAGTAGTTACAGGTTATTTCTCTCAATTCAATTCTATTGATTTAGATGGAGATGTTATAATGCCTGGTGCATTTACAAAGACTATCGCAGAAAGAGGACCAGATTCATCAAAGCCTGAAATTGCTTACTTATGGCAACACGATACTTATAAGCCTTTAGGAAAACTAATGGTTTTAAGAGAAGATAACTTCGGTTTATACTTTGAAGCT